TGTTCAGCAGCCGCCACTTAGCAACGTGGATGGAATGCATATACGCATACACCATGGCACACATGACGAGGCAATTCCCAAGCGCAGTGTTCATGTCACCGCTGGCACGGCAACCTTCACGCTGATACTTGAAAGTACCGTCAGGAGTGGCTGCAAATCCAGTGTTCACCAACTGGCAACGCAGCGCCCGCGCTAACTCCTTACGGTCCTCACCACGATAAAACATGGCGTACACACTATGCTCCCACTCAAGGATGGGTCGTGACACGTGCTGGTCAAATCGGCTAGCATCTAGCCCGATAGCCACTGGACGGTCAAACTCACCCCACGCTGCAGCCATGTGGCTGCCGACCTCGAATGCGTTGTAGCCCTTCATTACTGTTGGGCCCCCACATAATCGGTCAATTATGTGGTAGATCGGATGCTCCAAATGCCTGAGGTAACGCCCGACAACGACGTTAAACTCAGGGGCGCGAGGTTGGATAACACGGGGCACCAACCTCTTTCCAGGGACTGACTCGATCTTCTCGTGCTTGATGAACGTCTTTAGCACCGACCAGCCCTTGGACCACCCCCGTTCCTCGACCTTCGCAGCTGCCCGCTCATAAAGCGCCCGTCTCGAACCCGTGTAACAAGCTGGATAATCCAGTACTGGTACAGGGATGGAAACAAACGCCTCGCGGCGGACTTTGCTGAAAAACCCGAGTAAGGTATTACGTACCACTTCACGATCTGGTACGTGTGGAGCACTCGCCACGCCCTGCACAATGTGGAAGAAAACGCGCTCACGCAGGGCCGTGATTACGTTTGTGGCACAGTCCGCGAAGGACACGAACTCCTTGCGCCCCCGAAACCCGCTCACACTCACAAGCGCGTGATCGCGCTCCCGTCTTGCGTCCCGCCTGACCAAGACCACCTCACCACCGTCGGGCACCACGCTGTGCACGACGATTGGAGTGGATCTCTTCAGGCCACAACTTTTGGGTTCTCCGCACCAATGCGAACGAACCCATCGCGCCCAGTGACCAGCGCGAACAGACGCAGGTGCCACGGCATATCCACAATGCGGGCATCAAGAGCTTGGTTCCTCCTCTCCAACAGCTGCACGGAGCACAGAGCCTCCTTCGCCTCAATCTCGATATCAGATGGTGTCAAGATCGAAGCAGCGCAGACGTTGACAAAGGCAACCTTGTGAGCAGGCCGCCAGTTCTCCGCCACACGATTCTCATCGAAG